TCGCAGCTGGTTCCAATGTTGCAACTGACTTGGGTGCAGGTCGTGTGATCTCCATCGAGGGTGATATCGCGACAATCGAGTTCCTGAACGGTTCGACCAAGACCCTCCACGTCGATGACATGGATCTGGTTGAAGGCTTTAGCAATGTGGCCGAGGAAGCAGAGCTTGACGAGTGGTTTGGCAGCTTTAAGCCCGAGAACGTCTTGTCTCGTTCTGAGGAAGACGATGAGTCTGATATCAATCACGTTCTCAGCGGCGGCACCAAGAAGGAAACGCATCCCAGGATGTGGAAGGACCACATGGATGAGGCTTCCGGGTCGATGTACCACAGCGTGTTCACCAAGCTGGAAGATGGTTCGTGGGCACATCACTTTGATGCTGATGATGCAGAAGATGCCAAGGACGAAGTCCGTAGCTTGAAGAACATGGGCGAAAAGTCCATTGTGATCAAGGTTCCCAAGGACCAGGCCGATTGGACAAGCATCAATCCAAATGAGTTCGTTCAGCAGCACATCGCTGGCAAAAAGTCCTCGCAGACTCTTCCAGTTGATGAGGCATACGGAAACAAGGCTCCAACGTTCCAGGCTTGGATTGAGTACAATGGCGAAGAGGATGTTGAAGTCGACGTAGAGTATTACTATGACGATGATCGCCCCGTCATTGACGAGATCAAGGTCAAGAGCACTGGTGAGACGATTGAATACAGCACGCTGAGCCAGCATGATCAGGACTACCTGTACAATGGTGCTTCTGAGGATGCTGCTGATCGTGACGCACATGAACGCAGCTATGCAGACGATGCCAAGAATGACGATGCCATGATGGATCGCATGTATGGCGAGTCTGAGGAACTGGATGAGCTGTCGCAGGACAAAGTCACCAATTACTTTAGCCGCGCAGCCGGTGAACGTGGTCGTGCAGAACGCAATGGTGATGATGGCAAGGTTAGCCGTCGTGATCGTGGTCTGAACATGGCGTTCAAGAAGATGCGCGAAGATGACGAGGAGGTTCTTGGTGGAGATCTTGGTCAGGACTTGATTGATGACACCAAGGTCAACGAGGCACCCCAGGATGTCTTTGCTGGCTATGATGATCAGATGTTGAAGACCAAGCTGAGGATGGCTCGTGAGAACCCAGACTATGCCCAGTACGCAGAGCAGCTACAGACTGAGCTCAGCCGTCGTGGCGTAACGGAGGAAGCAATCTTCCAGGAGGAACTAGACGACCTTCTGAAGAACGCAATGTTCCGTCGCTAAGGAGTAGGAAGCGGATATCAGGAAACTGGTATCCGCTCCATCCATGAATATAGACTCTGGTGTGCCAATCCTATATACCAGAAATGTGGCCGGGTTGCTGGACACACTGGAGCGGAAAAAGTTCACATTTTGCCAGTTCTATTTTGCGTTCTGGACGCCAGAATGTTATAAATAGAACAGTAACAAAGCGGGAATGCTTCGTTGCTTAGAGATTCTTCCGCAAAGAGGAATCCACTAACCAAAACAATGGCTCAAAAATAGCCCAATAAAGATAAGGGACCAACCCAAATGGCAACTCTCGACGAAATCCGTGCAAAGCTTCTAGCGCAGAACACGAAGGCCGAAGGCGGCAACCGCAACGGCGGTGACAACTCCATGTATCCTTTCTGGAACGTTCCTGAGGGCGGATCTTCGATGATTCGCTTCCTCCCAGACGGTGATCCCAACAACACATTCTTCTGGGCCGAGCGACTGGTCATCAAACTTCCTTTCCAGGGAGTCAAGGGTGAGCACGACCGCGAGGTACTAGTCCAGGTTCCCTGCATGGAAATGTACGGCGAAACTTGCCCCATCTTGGCCGAGACTCGTCCATGGTGGAAGGATGATTCCTTGCAGCCACTGGCACGCAAGTATTGGAAGAAGAAGTCTTACTTGTTCCAGGGCTTTGTCGTACAGAGCGGCTTTGAGGAAAAGGAAACCCCAGAGAATCCAATCCGTCGCTTCATGATCAACACCAGCATCTTCGACATCATCAAGAGCTCCTTGATGAACCCAGAGATGGAAGACCTGCCCACCGACTACGTCGCTGGCCGTGACTTCAAGCTGGTCAAGACCACGAAGGGTGGCTTTGCCAACTACAGCACCAGCAACTGGTCGTTCAAGACCCGCTCGCTGAGCCCTGCTGAAGCTGGTGCAATCGAGACTCATGGTCTGAACAACCTGAAGGACTTCCTGCCTGCCAAGCCAACTGCTGAGCAGCTTGAGGCAATCAAGGAAATGTTCCAGGCATCGGTCAACGATGAAGCTTACGATCCTGCACGTTGGTCGCAGTTCTACAAGCCTTCGGGCGGTGGCAACTGGAACAACAATGCAGCAGGCAACACCGGCGGTAACGCAGGTGGAAATGCTGGCGGTTACTCGGCTCCTGCTCCGGCAGCACCCCAGGCTCCAGCAGCTGATCCCTTCGCCGCAATGCAGCGCGCCGCACAGGCAGCACCTGCTCCGGCACAGGAGTCCGCTCCTGCCCCCGCTCCAGCAGCACGTCCTGCTGGCACTCCTGATGCTTCGGAAATCCTCCGCCGCATCAAGGAAAAGCAGGCTGGCATGAACGGCTAAGCTAAATGTGGGGAGAGGAAACTCTCCCCACACCTTTCTACTCCAACAAGATCGTCCTGGTGGTCGCTACTATGCGGGTGTGTCATGCCGCGCGACTCGGAGGACTGCCGATGTGAAAAATCGGTGATGGCACTATATCTCCAGAATAGAAAGAGAACGGCAAACATGAAGCCAGTTGATCTATCAAAGTTCCGCAAGGATATCACAAAGGGCCTAGACGGTATTTCCGTTGGCTTTAACGATCCCAAGTATTGGGTTTCGACGGGCAACTTTGCCCTAAACTATGCTGTCAGTGGTGACTTCACCAAGGGTATTCCTCTGGGCAAGGTGACGATGTTCGCCGGCCAGTCGGGTTCGGGCAAGAGCTATCTCGCTTCGGGCAACTTGGTAAAGAACGCACAGGATCAGGGCTACTTTGTAGTTCTCATCGACAGCGAGAACGCACTTGATTCGGATTGGCTCACGGCACTAGACGTGGACGTCAGCGAAGACAAGCTGCTGAAGATCAACGCTGCGATGATTGATGACGTGGCAAAGATCATCAGTGATTTCATGAAGTCCTTTAAGGGAACATACGCGAGCACTCCTCGCGATGAGCGCCCCAAGGTTCTCTTCATCGTTGACTCCCTGGGTATGCTTCTCACACCAACGGACGTCAACCAGTTTGAAGCTGGTGAAATGAAGGGCGACATGGGTCGCAAGCCCAAGGCTCTGAACGCACTGGTTCGTAACTGCGTCAATATGTTTGGTGAGTGGGACATTGGTCTGGTTTGCACCAACCACAGCTACGCAAGCCAGGATATGTTTGACCCCGATGACAAGATCACTGGTGGTCAGGGCTTCATCTACGCTTCCTCGATTGTGCTCGCAATGCGTAAGCTCAAGTTGAAGGAAGATGAAGACGGCAACAAGACCACAACGGTCAATGGTATTCGCTCTCAGATCAAGATCATGAAGACGCGATACAACAAGCCGTTCGAGACTGTTGAGCTTCGTATTCCATGGGACAGCGGTCTGGATCCCTACTCGGGTCTTCTGGACATGTTCGAGGCAAAGGGTCTGTTCACCAAGGATGGTAACAAGCTCAAGTACATCGCACTTGATGGCTCGGAGACCAAGAAGTTCCGCAAGCAGATTGATCACGATATCCTGGATATGGTGATGCTTGAGTTCCCCACCCACATGGAACGCAAGGAAGAAGCAAAGCGGGCTGAAAAGGAAGCAGAATTGGCAGCAATGGCTGCCCAGGATGCTGCGGAGAATGAAGACTAATGAGCAACGAGAGCAAACTGGTTGTAGAGCTCTGGGACTTCTTCAGGGATCAGCTGCCTGCCGGCAAACGCCAAGCCGGTGCAGCTCATCTCCTGAGGTTGTTTGAGGAGTATGGTTTCGAAATCGACCACGAGGATATCGAGGGCGAGGACGAATACTTGGACGAGGCAATCGAGCACCTGCATGATAACGATCATGACGATGACGAACTCGGCTACAATGACGATTACGACCGTCACTGAATATTGAATCGGTAGCTCTCACCTGTTTAGTGTGGGGGCTACCGATCATAGGAGCAAGAATGAGCAATAAGTGGTATTCAAGGGTAACGGCCGTTCCAGGAGATTACACTCCCCTGGTCGACGCTATTGTTCACTTTGAGACTGAACTGGAAGAGGCTCGATTCGAGACCAAACTAAAGGGAAGTCTCGAGAAGGCCAGCAGTCGTCTGCCAGGCATCACGACCCTTCGCTTTGGTCAACTTCAGGAAGTTGAATCCATCTTGCGGTATCTTGAGATTCGCATGACTGAAATCAAGGGCGCAGTGTTCAAGAAGTATTTTGAGCACTATCAGAAAAGTCTGAGCGCTCGTGAGGCAGCCATGTATGCGGATGCTGATGCCAAGGTGATCGAGATCGCACTCTTGATCAACCAGATTGCACTGGTACGCAACCAGTATCTCGCCATCATGAAGGGTCTCGATGCCAAGAACTGGCAGATCAGCAACTTGACAAAGTTGAAGGCTGCGGGCTTCGAGGACTACTCCGTTGATGACAACTACGCTCCTCGCTAACGCGCTCTGAACGTATTGTCAAACACAGGAAAAGCGGGCAGAAATGTCCGCTTTTTCCATGTCTGACGTTGACAACAAGGCGTGCCCGGCTATGCTAGGGATACATAGACGCAATAGATCGGGAGCGCGTATGAAGGTGACGGTAAACCGCGGGGACTGGGCTGGCCAGACCATTCGCGGAAAGGTGTTTGAGTTCGTTCGTGGACTCTCGATGGGGCAAAAGGGCCCGTTCATCACGGTCGATGGCAGCAACACCATGCAGGACAATGACAAGCCCTTCCCGGCTCGGTCGTTTCGGGTGTTCGTTTCCGATCTCTCGGACTTCACGCTCGAAGATCCAAACGCTGATGTGTTCGCAGAGCGTATGCGGCGCAGCTTCAAGGAAAGCGCAGACCCCGCGCTACTGAAGTTCGTTCCCGGCGAGGACCTGATCGAGCAAGTGGAAGAGCGCGGACATACGGTTCCGGCATCCGCTGAGCCCGAGACCAACGAGCAGATCAAGGATCGAATCGCAGAGCGCTTTAAGATCCTGAGCAGCCTGAGCCTCGACGTTGCACGTGGCAACATCAAGGGAATGGTCGTCAGCGGTGCATCGGGTGTTGGCAAGAGCTTTGAGGTCGAGGCCGCCCTCAATCGGGACAGCCTGATCGACAAGCTGAGCTTCAACGCAGACGCAAACGATCAGGACTCGCGGCGTATGACTCGTGAGCGGGACTTCAAGCCCCGCTACAATATCGTCAAGGGCTACAGCACGGCGCCTGCGCTCTACAATACGCTCTACGAGTACAGCGAGGCACGTGAAACGCTGGTGTTCGATGACTGCGACAGCGTGTTGGGCGACGAGACCTCGCTGAACATCCTGAAAGCGGCCCTCGACACTTCGGGCAAGCGGCTGATCAGCTGGCGCAACAGTGGCCGAAACAACGGCAGTGATGCGCCCAATCAGTTCGAGTTCAAGGGCAGCGTGATCTTCATCACCAACATCAACTTCGAGAAGATCGTTGACAAGGGCACGGCCCGACTGGCTCCCCACTTGGAAGCCATCATGTCGCGTTGCTTGTATCTCGATCTCACGATCGACACCATCCGCGAGAAGCTTTGCCGGATCGACTACGTGGCACGTGATCTCCGGATGCTCGAGAAGCAGTTCAAGCTGGAGCCGGATCAGGTCGAAGAGGTGCTGGACTTCACTCACCAGTACGCCAAGCGGTTCCGGGAGCTCAGCTTGCGTAAGGTCGGCCAGCTGGCAAGCCTGCGTATGGGACAGCGGGACTGGCATCGGGTCGCGGAAGTCACGTTGTTGAAGCAGCGATGAACTTGCACACCGTGGGAATGTTGTCGGTCAGTGAGATCGACAGCTTCCACCGCCATCGTTACGTGGACGACCTGGAGGATTGGGACCCCTCCAGGTCATTCTATGCCGAGATTGGCAGCATCTTTGGCATGACGCTTGGCTACAATGAGGACACCAGCAAGGACGCCGAGATTCTCCGGCGCGTGGGCGAAGCCTGTCAAGGTGACTGGTGGTGGACTTGGGACGAGTACCAGGTGTTCGAAACGAACCCAGTGCATCACAACGTCGAGGTCATAGATGTTTGGCGTCGCGTGTGGTTCCATTTTGACAGCAAGGACGATGCGATGCTATCCCGAATCACAGTAAGTGATTTGAGGAACGCGCGGTATGCTGACAGTGGAAGAATGCCTAAAGGAGTTGAATCTTCTAGCCAGCATCCCCCGGAAGGATCAACAGGGTAACGTCTACGAGATAACCAATACGTGGGACCGTCGCTTTATCGAGGACGTGTCAAGCCACGCGGCGGCCGGACAAGCGATCAGCACCGCACAGGGAGAGCTGGCGATCAAATTGATCCAGCGTTACCGCGACCATCTGGTGCAGATTGGCATCGTGGCCCAGTCGGTTGACCTGTTGATTCAAACGCCCCACTACGCGCAGCCTCCCTATCAGAGCACCAACCTTCCCCGTGAGGTCCGATACGCCGGCGATAACAAGCTGGTCTTTCGCTGCAAATTCAACAGTGGTGTGATCGAGGATATCAAAAAGCTCAAGGGAGGAAACCACTTTGCCTCTCTTCAGTACCCCACGTTCAATCGAGACCACAAGCTCTGGATCGTAGACGTGAATGCCAACAACTGGGAAAAGGCCATGGACGTTATCAAGCGGCACAAGTTCGCTTTTGATGACCAAGTGACCAATTATTTTCTTGAGGTTTCCAACAGTTTGAGTCAAAAGTCCTCGGTAAGCGTAGATGGTGATCAGATGACCGTAGTGGTCAGAAACGATGACTTCCTGGCCGCGTGGATTTCTGGAGTAGCTTCGTTGGAGAATTTGAATGTTTGACACACAGACGCTTCCGGCCAGTCCGGAACTGGCTCGTCGTCTCCTTGCATTCAGTCAGATGAATGGTCTGGTCTTTGATGAAAAGCTGGCAGACCTTGCCTCGCAGGATCTGCTGGACATTCGTGACCTCGCGGATAAACCTTGGAAGTTTGATCCCTTGATGGTAAATGCCCTCCAGCACGTACAGGACTGGCGTGGACGAGCAATGCTACTGGAGAGCGGTAACGATCGCAGTCGTGTGGTTGCTCTCGCCAATGCTGCTCTACGGGGCGGCAAGACGCTAATCCTGGCACAACCAACCTTTTACTCTCAGTGGGCTGAACTGGTCCGTAAGGCATGGCCGGATGCCAAGATCAGCATCTTTGGAAACCCCCGATATGCACCCAAGGATGCCACGTATCCTGAGGGGCTGGACTTCTGCGATCGTCCCGACTTGGATGCCGACTTTCTGATCACCAGCTATGGCGGGGTGATCTGGCACGATCTGATCGAACGCCTGGACGCCAATCAAACCATCGTGGAAGAACTAGACCACGTTGGAAGCATCAACTACAAATGGAAGGACGCAGTCGATGGCTTATTTCATGAGATGCCCGCTCCTCTGTTTATTCAAAACATCCACAACTTGCCCAACGACACTGGCCGTGACAATATGGCCAGCTTGCAAATCAGTGGCAGCAAGGCAATCCAGTACCTTGGACAAATCGTCCATGGGCTGATGTGGGCAGGACTGCCAGTTACTCGGCCACTGGTTGCTGGATCCATGCGGGACGTGGAAGGCTACTTGACTGAGAAGTCCTATGAGGGTGCTGACATGTTGGGCATCCTAAACATCATGGGTGTCAGCAGTCACCTGATCTCAACCAACGAAAGCAAGACCAATCTTGTCTTCTTTGATGACACCATCTCCAATCTCCGCATCGACGTCTTGAACCGAAAGGAAAGTGGACTCAATCGCATGGTGGAGCGGGAAGAGGATTTGGAGCGCACCAGCGACCTCAGCATCTCCCAGCTAGTGTGGCATGCCCTGAACGGTGACAGTGTCAAACAGGAGCTCATTGGCGGCCTACGAACTAATCAGTGGGCAAACCTCAAGTCTCAGCATTTGAAGACGATCCACACCAATCTGACCAACAAGATGTCCCACAGTCTCTTCCTCGTGGAGAATCAGGACTTGAAACGGAACCTCCGTCTTCAGCTGGGTCCACTGATTGAGGATTATAGCACGGCTCCCGATCTATCCTACTTGGTTGCCCGATATCACTATCCCAATCATTCCACATATGGGATGAGCATGATCCAGATGACCAACATTCGACGGCTGGGAAACATGATCGTGACACTGGATGATCTGATTGAACAGCCATCCCTCTTGGAGTCATCCAACTTCTTGTTCCTCCCCGAGTGGCCTCTTGACCGTGATGTCTATGAAGCCATCAAGGCGGCTGCGGAGGCTAGCGGCACCCGATTGGTGACCAGCGTTCTAAACGGAACCTTTGAGCAAATAATTCACGCTCAACTTCAGTAAAACCTCGATTTTCTTGGTAAATAGAGAGCGGTGAATCTGCTCTCCAGTTATATTGACGTAGCCCTACTGGACTCTGTATTCTGGAGCATACAGTAGGGCTTTCCTACGACCCGCAAAAACAGAACATAAGGGGTCGCATGACAATCAAGAAATGCAAACTCGTCATCCATGACGAGGTAAACGCCAGCTTCGAAGACTTGGACCCAAAGACGCGCCGTGAGTGCAATGCGGCTCTAAAGTTCTTCATTCACGCCGCACGTCACATGCCTGCTTTCAAGCTGGGTCGGTGGGATGGTTGCGTGAGCTTTTTCGCCATTAATGGCAACACCTATGTGAATCTTCTCGACAAGGTTCTGGATATCGTAATCAACAATGGTTACGAGATTGAGATCCAGGATCATCGCGTTGCGCGGACTTTTGAGTTCCCCTACGTGGATGAGGATTACATCGCAAACAACGCTCCCAATCCAGTGTGGCCCAAGGGTCACCCGGCTGAGGGCGAACCAATCACCCTGCGTGATTACCAGGTGGAGATCATCCGAGCCTTCTTGGAGAATCCACAAAGCATTCAAGAGATTGCAACTGGTGCAGGTAAGACGCTTCTGACGGCAACGCTCAGTCACTTGTGCGAGGCGCACGGCAGGACGATCATCATCGTTCCCAACAAGAGCCTCGTGGATCAGACCGAGAGTGATTACAAGAATCTTGGTCTTGATGTGGGCGTCTACTATGGCGACCGCAAGGAGTATGGAAAGAAGCACACAATCTGCACTTGGCAGAGTCTTGCCATCATGGACAAGAACAGCAAGAAGCAGACGCTGAAGCCAACCCAGCAGGACATTGACACGTTCACCAAGGACGTGGTTGCCATCATGGTCGACGAAACCCACATGGCCAAGGCTGACCAGCTGAAGAGCCTGCTTTGCGGACCATTCGCCAACGTTCCAATTCGTTGGGGCTTGACAGGTACGGTTCCCAAGGAAGAGCACGAGTTCACCAGCATTTTGAGCGGACTGGGTCCGGTTGTAAACCGCCTGGCCGCCAGTGATCTAATGGATATGGGTGTGCTGAGCAATCTTCACATCGATATTCTCCAGCTCATGGACACTGTGGAGTTTGACAACTTCCACGAGGAAAACAACTTCCTGGTCACTGATCCCAATCACTTGGATTGGATTTCGGAGTTTGTCAACAAGACTGCATTGACGGGCAACACCCTGGTACTGATCAACAGGATTGAGACTGGAAAGCAACTTGCAGAACGTCTCCCGGATGCAAAGTTCGTCTATGGAAGCAGCAAGGCGGCAGACCGAAGTGATGCCTATGAGGAGATTGGTCAGGGAACAAACTTGGTCGTTATCGCCTCCTACGGTGTTGCGGCAGTTGGCATCAACATTCCACGAATCTTCAACCTGATCCTCTTGGAGCCGGGCAAGAGCTTTGTGCGAATCATTCAGAGCATTGGTCGTGGTATTCGTAAGGCAAAGGACAAGGACTTTGTTCAGGTCTATGATATCGCATCCACTTGCAAGTTCAGTGCCAAGCACGTCACTGAGCGAAAGAAGACTTATAAGGCCGCCAACTACCCCTACAAGGTAACAAAGGTCGATTACATCAAGGACCTCTCCTAATGAAGATTCTCACAACCGAAAATACCACCTTTGAGATGAACAACATCCCAGACGAAGTGGAAGACATCCGGTATTGTGTTCTAGACTACAGTGATCAGGCAAATATTGATTACATCTTTATTCCATTGTTGTTTCTAGAATCCTTCAACAGTCCAGCTGTTGATCTACGATTGGGAAAGCATAGGATTCAAATGCCCATGGACTGGAGCATTGTGATTGGGGATAAGAACTCGGGCGATCTCGAGATTCTATCTTTGAAGCAGCTCAATGACCGTGAGTTTGATGCCTTTGCAATCAACCCCATCAATGGCTACATGCCGCACTTTCATGACATTGAAATCATGAACGTGTTTCCAGATGTCAAGTGGTACTTTCCCAAGCTGAAGTATGGTCATATCCTGGCCGCTCCACTTGATGACAGTCCCAATCCTCAGTGTGCCTTCTTTGTCAAGGACACCAATAAGATTCCAGAACACTTGGACATCACGCAGTTGGTGTAATGGGAAAAGTCTTATTCCTACCGGGCGTTGATCCAGATCCACCGACCAGAAGTGAGTTGGTGGATCTGGCATCCGAGTTGGTCCTTCAGTGCGTCATAGACGTATTCAACGAACAGCGAATGAACCCCACGCACCTGGCCATCTGGCTTCGTGCGATTCGTGATTACTTCTGGAAGCAGGAGATCAAGGTGGAGTTTCGTCGCTTCCGTGAAGAAGACCTTCAGCGGTGGCGCACTCATTGGCGGGAGCAGGCTTTTCGAGATATTGAGAGTAGGCGTCCTCGTTAATTGACGTTCCTGGTGCAACCACGTTAGGGTTGGGTATGACAGTTCAGCGCATCGCCCAACCCTATGTGGTCTTTTGGAAACATGATGACAGCCAGGCTCAGATTTTGCGCGAATGGTGCCTTGACAATCTGGTAAATCATTATGTGGTGTTCTCGGCTGAGAGCAGGGAAACGTATTTGATCGACCTATTAGAGCCCACGCATGAAAAGATGGGTCAGACATCAATCTTTATGTTTGATTGTCCCAAAGATGCGATGCTCTTCAAACTAACGTGGGGAGGATAAATGGCAAAGAAGCCAACTAAGTCCGTAGTTGAGAAGGCTCCAAAGAAGCCCAGTCTCGATATCAAGGATGAGATGTATCATACCGAACGAAAGGACTTCAACTGGCTCTCCAAGCAGCCAGAGGAAATGGCCAAGACCTTCAGTCCCCTGATCGCTATGAAATGGTTTAGTGTCAGCAGCATTGAACCCGAGCATTACATCTGGATGGTCAATGAGTTCCTGAACAAGGACTTTTGGGACTACAGCAAGCATCCCGATCTTTGCTGGCGTATCCTGGCTGCAATTGGCAAGGGACGTCGTGATGGTGACCGAACGCATGGCTGGATCAATCTTGCCAACAAGCGGAAGACTGTCAGCAAGGTCAATGCCGTTTTTCTAAAACTCTATCCGCAGCTCAATGATGAGGAACTGATGATCCTCAGGGGAAAGTATGATGCGGACTCTTTCAAGCAACTTTTGCGCGATCTGACCATCGACGAAAAAGAAGCCAAGGATCTCCTAACAGAGTTTAAGAAAACAAATGGTTGATGCAACGGAAAAGCCCAAGCGGGCCAAGAAGGTCAAGGTAATTGAGGTCAAGCCCATTACCTATCCATGCTCTTTCTGCAAAAAGGAGTTTGCCCGCGAGAGCTCCTTTATCAATCATATGTGTGAGAAAAAGCGCCGATGGCTTTGGCGCGATGAACGGTACATCAGGATTGGCTTCATGGCCTTTCAGATGTTCTATACCCTGAGTGTTCGTAGCAAAAAGGAAAAGAGCTACGAGGAGTTCATGGAAAGCCAGTACTTCACAGCATTCACAAAGTTTGGCCGATACGTTGAGCACATCAATGGTATCGAGGTTCAGGGCTTTGTGGAGATGCTGATCAAGAACAACATCAAGCTAGACGATTGGACCAACGAGGCTTGGTACGAGAGTTGGACGCGTGAGCTGGCCAAAAAGGAAGATCCGGCCAAGGCCATTGAACGCAACATTCTCCTCATGGAGCAATGGGGTCGAGACACTGGTGAGAACTGGATTGACTTCTTTAGAAAGGTCAGCACTGCTCAGGCAACTCTCTGGATAAGGAAGGGACGTATCAGTCCCTGGCTTTTGTTCAGTGGCGTTGGTCACGCGCTATTTGACAGAATGAGCGACGAGCAATTAACGATGGTAAAAGAGTGGATCAATCCTCTGTTTTGGAATTCCAAGATCCGGGACAACAAGGAAGAGGTTGATATGATCCGCATGATATTGGAATCAGCAGGCGTATGACAATAGATGATATCAGAAAGCTTCAAGCATTGTCCGGTTCAGGAGTACAGCTTTCAAAGAGCATGATGTCCCAGGCAATGGGACTGACCGAAGATGAGCTCAGGGAAAATGAGCGCATGTGGCAAGAGGAAAACTTGCGCCGTGATGCGGACATTGAATACAAGCGAGCCTACAACAAGGCACGTTTGGAAGCATTGACAACCCTGTTCCCTCGTGGTCACGACCACATTCAAAATATCGACAAGATGGTTGAGATTGCCCGCGATGATCAGCTGAATCCACTGTATGAGCAGACGCTCCGGGATTTTGATGATGCCAAGCTGGCTATGAGTCGTGCTGCCAACAAGCTGGCCCAAGCGGTCAAGCTCACTGACAGCGACAAGCTCAGTGAGATGTCCAAGCTGGATGACTACTCAACAGTCTATGCCAAGAGTGGCGGCATTGGTGCCATGCTGGGAAGCAAGGGCTCAAGCTCAATCAGCGGCAGTCATGGTCCAATGGGACCCACCGGCGTTCCAGGACCTCCTGGGGCTCAGGGAGTCCGTGGACCTTCTGGTCCTCCAGGACCTCCGGGACCAATCGGTCCTGCTGGTCGAACCTCAGTTCAGATGTTTCTGGACTGGTTCCTAGCCCGCAATAAGTAGAAGTATGAGCGACACAAACTTCTACCCTTCGATGTATGGTGGTCCGCTTCGTCACAACACGGCGGACACCAACAAGACTCCTTCTGCCCAGGCAGCCGCTGACAAGTTCAAGCAGGCAAGTCGTGTGATTGGCGGCCTCAAGGCCCAGAATGCCCACACGCGAACCGTTGAGGTAGATGGCGAGTACCACACCTTCCCCACAGCTGAGTATGTCAGTCAGATGGAGACCCAGCTCAAGGATGCACGAAACAAGATTCGTGACCTTGAGACCCGTCAGGGACGCCTTGTTCGAAACAACAACAAGGTGATGGAAAAGCTTCGTTCGATTGAACAGGAACTGGCTAACAAAATTGACATCCGACCCTAAGCAATCGTAATCTGGAACTATGAGCCATAGAATTCCAGACATTGACATCGACTTCAAGGACCGTGATGCAGCCCTCGAGGAATTGCTTCACATTCCAGCAAGTCGATTGGACAAGGGTGACCTCGTCAAGCACAACGTTGGTGTGTACTTTCAAAGTATCCCAACGGACCCACTGACAGGCTTGGCCTCCATTCCCTATAAGGAAGCGGAAGCACGAAACTACTTCAAAGTGGACTTTCTAAACCTGAAACTCTACAATGAAGTACAGAGTGTTGCCCACATGGACAAGCTGATGTCCATGGAGCCCGTTTGGGATTTGCTGGAAGATGAGGACTTTGTCAGCACTTTGTTCCATCTTGGTAACTGGGCAGAGCTCACGGCGGCCTACAAGCCAAGAAGCGTTATGGAACTCGCAATGGTCCTGGCTGTGATTCGTCCTGGAAAGCAACACCTGATGGGGCTTCCCTTTGATGAGTTGGAAAAGGATATCTGGAATGTGGATCCAGATGCTGACGATGACTACATGTTCAAAAAGGCCCACGCGGTTTCCTACGCTTACGCTGTGGTCGTTCAGATAAATCTGAAAGTTGAGGCCCTCTTTGCGGAACCGGGAATACCAGAACACGATCAGACAGAGGGGAGTTGATCACTGGCTAGAAGTGGAAGTCTTTTCCACTATCTATCCTGAGCCTCAACGTCTCTACAGCATACCAGTCACAATACTGGAGCCCCAGGAATTGCTCCTAGATCAGGGTAGATTTGCTTTGTATGTGAACACTATGCAAGAGCATGTGGTGACGTTTCCAATGATCGGAAACACCATGATCTGTTTCAACGAAAAACTTCAATGGATTGAGCAGAACGTCAAAGGCAACTGGTCCTTCAACATCTCAATGCAGCATGTAAATGAGGGCAGTACCAGCTGGGCGTTTGCCAACTTGCAGGAAGCAGTGTTGTTCAAGCTGACGTTTTAGAGCTGCTTTCGAACAAGCTGAATCTGGCGACGCTTGACGCGCTTTACCATAACGGTATCAAGGCTCACACTGGGCCCCTGAATGATCTCAAAATCACTGGTGATAAAGGACTTCAAGTATGGACGAAAGATCGTCCAGCGATCCTTTAGTGTGACGTTGATGGGCATCTGGCGGTTTGTTTCCCACCACCACTCATCACCAAGCTGAAGAAACAGCTTCTTGTGGTCTTCGTCTGGGAGACTGTTGTAGATATACATTGATGTGATCTGACTGTCCGAGTTACCAATGATACCCAGGTAGTCTTGCTCGAGATATCGACCAAGCGTCAGAAATGGAAACTTTTCAAGCTGTGGAAGATTCACTTAGCGACCCTAACCCTTACTAAATACTGCATATTTAGCCCAGCCAGAATGGGCATCCTGAGGGGACAGCATGACCGTATTCTTGTACGAAGTTAAGAGAAAGGTTGAGTTGACCCTCCGCGAGTCTGCTGGCACAGTGAATTGGAACCTCCCCATGAACAGCAATGACTTCAGGGTCTTCAAAGACTCCCACAATACCATTGAGTTCGTGGTCCGCAACACTGATCGAAAACCAATCAACCTGATGGGCCGGAGCGTACAGATCAACCTGTATGACCAACGAACGTCCAAGCTGATGTTCAACTCCAAGCTCAGGATCACCAATGAGGCCAAGGGTATCGCAGTCCTTGATATCACACCCGATGTGACAGCCGATTGGTTTATCCAGACTTACAGCTACAGCGTCGTAGTTACCAACAGTGATGGTTCGCGTCACATGCTCTATGTGGATGAGCATGAGGGACAGCGTGGGTTCTTTGAGCTCTCCCAGGGTCCAAAGTTTGATCCCTTTCCCAGCTATGAAGTTGAATGGGAAGCACTCATGCAGACCGCCGAGACGCCCAACAATACACGGACAAGCTACCGCTACTCATCGGCCTTTCCTGGCAGTCTACAGCGCAATAACACCGCAGGACTTCACAGTGCCGTGGTCTATCTGGAAAACTTCAGCGGAGAGTTGAAGATTCAGGGATCCGTTGAAGAGGGAGACCCCGCGGAAAGTGACTGGTACGACATTCAGGTGTTAGAGTTCGATAAGACTACAGGATTGCAAAACGTTTCCTGGGAAGCCAACTTGATGTGGGTGCGATTCTTCGTCCGCAGCAATGGCGACAATCACTATGATGCGCTCGACGTCAACACGGGCAAGATCACCAAACTGGTGTTTAGAAATTGACGTCCTAGATCGAATTGTCCTATACTGGGACATACCGATCAGAATAAGAGGCCGTAAATGCCCGGAATTGACTATGAAAAGCGGTACCGCGATTATGCGCGGTTCACCCCTGCTATCTCTGAAATGTACACCCGCTATGTGGTGAACGAAAACCCCAAGCGTGAGCCACCCGTCTCGCGTGAGGCACTGAACTTTCTCGATCCAGAGACTGGTTTGTTTTATCTACCCTGTAGCCTTTACTCGGCTGGTCAGGCAGCAAAGAGTGCCAGTGGTGCCCATCGAACCGACATGGTCACCGGGCGTGATAAAAGCCACACCACGATCCTAGGAGATAGTGGTGGGTTCCAGATTCAGACTGGCGCCATCAAGTTCAAGGGTGATGAGACCCGCGACCGCATGATGAAGTGGATGGAAAAGAACTGCGATTGGAGCATGATTCTGGACTTTCCAACGGGTGGTATTGGCATGGGAACAATCCCAGATCACTACGATCGCTTGACGTCTCCGCTGGATCCTGAGATCCCCGACAGCGGTAACAGTGAAGCACTCACGGAGTTGATCCTGAAGAATGGTGGTGATCCAACTGATCATGATCAGCAGATGTTCTACACCTGTATGTTGCAGACCATCATCAACAACGATTACTTTATCAAGCACAGGACTCCTGGCGCAACGAAGTTTCTCAATGTTGTTCAGGGCCGGAATGCCGAAGAAAGCAAGATCTGGTACGAGAATGTCAAGCACTATCCTCTAGAGGGATGGAGCCTTGCAAGTCATCACAAGGAAAACTTTGAGATGACGTTGGGTCGCATTATCAATATGCGAGACGACAACTTGCTGGCAGACCGGGACTGGATGCACTTTCTTGGTGTTGGCAAGTTCCAGCACGGTTGCATCTACACCACGATCCAGCGACAGGTTCGTGAGCAGATCAATCCCAACTTCACGATCAGCTACGACGTTTCCAGTCCGTTCACGCTTGCTGCATATGGCAAGGTCTTTGTTGGTTACAACTTGGACAAGAACAGTTGGAGCATCCAGGGTGAAAAGCTGGATGGTCGAAACTTCCTTCGCGAAGGAAGCTATGACACTGAGTTCTACAAGATGGAACAGTTGGTCGACAAGGCTGGCCTTCCAATGTGGATGAAGGACAAGGCAACAGGCGAGGCTCTAATGGATGAGCACGGCCTGATGATGCCCAGGATGCGGGAAGTTCTAGACTATACGACGACAACCAAGTATCCTGGTGGCGCGGACAGTGAGCGTCCATTCTTGGACGTGTTGAAGGAAATGTTCAACGAACGTCTGGGCAAAGTCAGCGGCGGCCGCTTCATTGAAACTGAAGTCGGCAAGCTGCTGAAGATGGGCGACATCTGCGTCAATGGTGATCCCAAGTTCACCTCCACGTGGGACGTTGTCACATACGCACTCTTGATGAACCACAACATTCAGGTTCACCTTGAGGGTGTTTATGAAACACAGGACCTCTACGACAAAGCGGATCCGCATTTTGTTCCTTCGGAACTATTGCAGATCAAGGATGTCATCCATGAGGTCTTCCGCAGCGAGACGCCGCATGATGTCATCAGGGACAACCGAAAGGTCCTGAACTTTATTGCTGGCAACAATGCGGAGAATGGTATCACACAGTGGCATGGTGCAAATCTGAAGATTTCCAATGTCCGTGATCACAAGAAGGTTCTCAATGCTCGGAAGGAGCATGAGGAAGAAGCTAGGCTGAAGTGGGAAGCTGCTCAGCCTACTAGGTTTGCCGACCCCTCATTGTTTGGATAATTTATGAGTAACATCGTCTATGAAGCAATGATGACTCTGATGCCGGGCAGCCGGAAGCGAACAGCTTCCGGTTGGACCAACATTGATGGAGTCTGTTGTGTTCACAATGGTGAGACCCAGGACAAGCGAAAGCGACTGGGTATCACGATGGGACAGGATGGATCCAGTGTGATCGCTCAGTGCTTTAACTGCCACTTCAGAGCTGGATGGCGACCAGGTCAAAATCTCAGCAAAAAGATGGCAAGCCTATTGTCCTGGATGGGCATGGGAGACGATGAACTCAAAAAGCTCAATTTCAAAATCTGGCAGGAACGTGAGCGGGCCAAGATGGACCCCAACTACCTTCCCAAAGAGTACACCAAGCTGGAGTTCAAACCACACCAGCTGACACCGGGAAGTCGTCCCATCTTGGAGTTCATTGCCGAGGGATATCAGGACAAGAATCTGGACAAGGTGGTCAACTATCTTGCGGATCGCGGTGATGATATCTTCACAGGGTTTGATTTCTACTGGAACCCAACCAAAGAGCACAACTTGAATGAACGAGTGATGATTCCATTCAGGTGGAAGGGTCAGATTGTTGGTTGGACTGCCCGTGCGGTATTCCCAACCAAACATCGTTACTTCACGGAGGTACAGCCCAATTACATGTTCAACACCGAAATGGTGGACAATGATTGGGAATACTTGTTCCTCTGCGAGGGACCTTTTGACGCCATTGCGATAAATGGTGTAGCGACACTGGGTGATAAGATCACCGACGACCAGATCCGATGGCTCAATCAGTGCGGCAAGAAGATTGTCGTGGTACCTGATAGGGTCAATCAGGGTGGAACGCTTGTGGACACGGCTGTTCGAGAAGGCTGGCAAGTCTCCTTTCCTCGCTGGGATGCGGGGATCAAGGATGGCGCTGATGCGGTTAAGACGTATGGAAAGCTCTACACCATCTGGTCGATTATTGACGCAAAGGTGTCCAATAAACTAGAAATAAACGTGCGCCGACAGCGCCTACGATAAGAGACCAGGAGGTCCAATTGAGCCAGTATAAAAAAGAAGAAGTTGAGCTCAAGGACTACAGTCAGGAAGTCCAGAAGGTCCTGATTCAGTTCATGCTAACAGATAGCAGCGCGTATGTTCGCTGCCAGAACATTGTCAAGCCAGAGTACTGGGATGACAAGTTGCGGCCAGCAGTCCGCTACATTCAAAAGTTTACCAACGAGTACAAAGCTCTGCCGACTCCAGAGCAAGTAACCGCTGAAACGGGCATTGACACTCCTATTATTCCCAACGTTCAGAGCCAGCACGTGGATTGGTTCCTGGATACAGTTGCGGATTTCTGCAAGCATAAGGCAATGGAAGCTCTGGTCTATGATGGACCCAAGCTTCTCGAGACCGGTGACTATGCAGAGCTGGAGCGTCGAAGCAAAGAGAACATGCTGATCAGTCTTCAGACTGAACTTGGCACCGATTACTTCATGGATCCCCTGGAACGACTCCAGCGCATGAAGGACAAGACTGACACGACACCAACTGGCTGGCGAGACATTGACAGCAAGTTGTATGGTGGAATGAACCGTGGCGAGATCACATTCTTTTGTGGTGGTCCTGGTACGGGTAAGAGCCTCTTCCTACAGAATCTTGCACTAAACTGGGTTCAGATGGGCCTAAATGTGATCTACATCACGATGGAGCTCAGCGAGGAACTGGTTGGTCTCCGCTATGACGCGATGATCACCGAAATGCCAACCAAGATGATCTTCAAGGACATCGAGGACGTGGCAATGCGGTTGGGCATGATGCGTAAGAGCGGCGGCAAGGCTCACAAGTGGGGCAAGCTGCAAATCAAGAAGATGCCAATGGCTGGTACAAAGGCCAATGACATTCGTGCTTACCTGCAGGAATTTGAGATCCAGACAGGTCAGAAGCCCGATGCTATCGTGGTGGATTACTTGGACTTGATGCATCCCAACAGTGGAAAGATCAACGTCAGCGATCAGTTCATCAAGGACAAGTTCACTTCGGAAGAGCTGCGCGCTCTAGCAGTGGAGTGGAATGTTCTTTGTGCAACGGCATCGCAGTTGAATCGTGCATCCATTCAGGAGCAGGACTTTGACGCAAGTCACATTGCAGGTGGTATTTCAAAGATCAACACAGCGGATAACGTGTTGGCCATTTTGACAACCACAGCTATGAAGGACCGGGGAGAGTATCAGATCCAGTTCTTGAAGACACGATCTTCAAGCGGTGTTGGACAAAAGATCTTCTTGAAGATTGACAGTTCAACGTTGAGGATCCAGGACGCTCCACAGGAGATGATGGAGGGACGTGGTTCGGGCGTATCAGCAATGCAGGCTGGTTTGCTCAACAAGGTTCAGACAGTGGTCCCCAAGAGTATTGGCACGGCGTACAGTGGCGGCGGAAGTGCCGATCCAACTGCACCAACTGGTCCAGCAGCAGAAAATCCCGTGTTGTCGCGTACCAGCACAACATCATCGGGTAAAGTGGCTGCACCAGGAGCATTGCTTAGAAGTCTCGCGCTTAAAAATCGAGACTAACAGTTCTGCTAAATATGCGACGCGCCATTAGGGAGAGTTTGAATGACCGGTCAACCCGACGACATTAGGAGGTACGTCAGACTCACTGAGTCCACGCTCCTGTCCTCGGACGAAGCGGACACACTATTCGAGGGTATCGAGATTCCACATCTCGATACCTCGGACCTTCTCCACGAAGACGTCAACGATATGATCTTCAAGTTCCGAAGCTACAGTGAGGCCGATACGGATCCCTCCTATGCTCGGGGCGTGGAGGAAGGGCTGGCACTTGCCGCTGACATGCTGGAACGCCTGTTGGAACGCCATCCTGGTCACTCTAGCAAGTAAGAGGCACGATGAAAGACCAGCGCGTCAAGAGTCTCATCGAAGAGCTCGACCTGTTTGTCCCACAGCGCGACAAACACCAAATCATCGAGGCAAGGGCCAGCAACGTGATTGCTGGTGCCATGAACCTCGTCAACCTGATCAATGAGAGTTTTGAGGACGATGAAGCCGATGAGCTGATCCGTCGCCTCATGAACGCCATCAAGAACAGGGATCCAGACAAGTTCAATCGCAAGATCCGAGAATTGCGTAAAATCGAGGAGGGCAAACGTGGCAAATAACAGTGACGCTATCCGTCGTCTAATGAACCTCATGGAGTCCACTCAGCAACCCAATCTCATTGAGGGCTGGGTTGACAACGTCAAGGACAAGTTGGATCGACGAATGGGAAACAAGGAGCGGGAACAAATGGCCGCTCAGTTGACCAAAGAGTATTACACGTGGTTGGGTCAAAGCAACCGTGAGGGAACCGGAGAAGATCTGGTTCGCTTTATGACTCAGAGGATCGGCTTTAATTCCCAAGATGTCAAGGTTGTTCTCTCCAAGTCGGGCGTCATTGGTGACGATGCTCCCGAGGCGGAAGAAGAGCCCGGCGAGGAAGAGGATGCGCCAGAGGCAGAAGAGAAGCCTGCTGGATGGGATCCAGAAGAGGGTGTTCCGCTTCCCAAGGATCTTGCCAACGCCAAGCTCAATGATTTCAAGCACCTTGGTGGTGGCTTGGATCAGGCAAAGGCCGACAACAAGACTGAAGCCAATGAGATCAAGGACGATCCACGAAGGTACATGAGTGGAAACGGCTGGGACAACAAAAAGATCACAGCCAAGCTGTCCAAGATGCCCAAGGGTTCTTCGCTGACACTGGGTAAGAGTACCTTTCGTTTGTCCTCGGGCGATGAAGCAACAGACTTCTACGATGGCCCAGCAAATGAATCCATCAACGAAGCATCCAACCCAGATGTCATTCCACGCAAGACCATCAAGCAGGTAATGGACGCCGCTGCCGCACAGGTAAACGACGAGTACCTCTACAATGGTCCCAAGAATGATGCCGAGTCGACCAAGAATCAGGCAACTGGTCGTAACCGTCAGTCCTCTACCGTGAGGGGTGATGACGAGGGAACACCCAATGAGCCAGGCAAAAAGGGCTCTGGTCAATATGATGCACAGGAGATGGTCAACATCCTGAAGAGTGATTTTCAGATCACCAACGCCAAGGCTTGGGTTGACAGCTTGACCCGCAAGGTCATGAATGCCGGCGGCATCTCAACCATGTCCGACAACGACATGCACGACCTAGCCCTTCTTGGCTGGGCACTGGTTCGCGCTCGCAACTAAATTGAACACGCGATGCTCGTCATGCTAGAAAGTTGGTATGACGAGCATCCCACACTTCGAAGACATGAGCGTCAAAGACATTCTGGATAGTCTTGACCTCAAGTGGATGGCCAGCGAAAAGCTGGACGGTTCCTATCTTCAAATCGGCCTAGATGATGCCGGACAATTCTACACACAACGAAAGGGCGGACAGCCCATCTATGACATCGAGGACTGGCCCGATGAACTGTGGTCTGCGACGTATCGTCGTGGACATGCGGTTGCCAGTTGTGTCATCGAAGCTCTTGTAACCGAGAATGCAATCTCTCCAGGAAACTGGCTGGGTGTTGAGCTCCTTGAGGGTGTTCAGCCCAACTCCATTCCCTACAAGGGAGAGATGACCAGCACCTATGATAGCATGGTTGTCACGCATACCAGCTGGTCGCCCAGCACTGCCTTTTATTGCATTCTAGGCAATGACTTTTCCGTAAAGACGACCGCATTGATAACGCGGATGATTGGCGCCACCGAGGCAGCTCAAATAGATGAACTTGCCAACTGGATGGTTCACATCAACAATTCACTTTCCATGGAGTGGATTCGTGAGCGCCTATCAACCAGTGCCGATCAGGTAAAGCTGGTCCTAAACCACTGGCTACCCGAGCCCAGCAACATTCGAGGTTTCAGCAAGCGGGAGATCCTCGAGACAAATCTGTCTCGAAAGCATCCCAACGCTGGTGATCGTAATTGGAATGAGCTCCGAAAGGAAATTGTCCAGGAACGCGCACGTCTCCGCCCCGTCTTTGACTCATGCGTTCTTCTATTCAAGGAAGCTGCTTACCGGGTCGTAGTGAACGAAATTGACTCCATTATGGGTAGTGGATGCTATAAGGAAGGTGCAGTCGTAGCGACCCCCAGAGGGCTGTTCAAACTGGTGGACCGGGAAGCATTCTCAGCCATCAATGAGTTCACTCATCGGGTCAAGTACGCCATCGTGGGTGGAAGGCGTCCAGCACGTTCCTGCTTTTTGAGTCGCACCAAGGATTGGCCCAAAGAAAAGCGGCTAGCCAGACTTGAAAAATTACTGACAGGGTACCGCGCAATGCGTTATTCATTACATTACAACGGAATGTTGAATGGGAGAGCTATCCAACTCTCTTACAGCGGGGACCTTCATCGTAGGACTCTCGGAATGTTCTACGATACGAAGAAAAGGATTGAAGATGGGCGGTAAGGCTTTCACGGATACTCAGCGTATTAATCGTGAGGACATCTACGGCACTCTGACTTGGTTGGAGCGTCACTGGCCCGAGTACATTCTAAACGATGGCAAGCCTCTGGGCAAAGTCATGTTGGGATCGGCTGGCAAGAACGAGACGTCCGGTGATATTGATCTGAACTTGAGCATTGATGCTTATGATCAGGCAAAAGTTGCCAATGACCTTATCGCCCTCTTGGGTGCCGATCACGTAAAGGCTCGTCCAGGCAACAACCAGATCTTCACATCCATTCCCATCAACGGAGATGCTGAGGCGCATGGTAGGGTCCAGGTGGACTTTATGTTTGGCAACTTTGAGTGGCAGAAGTTCAGCTACTTTAGTGCTGGCAAGACTGACATGCTCCGCTGGGGCAATAGCAGTGCCAGCTACTTCAAGGGATTGTACAGAACGGAGATGATCAAGGCTATCACGGCCTATTGCTCCGACTGGGTATTGGAAGACAAGGGCGAGATCATCGCCCGCGTGGGTCCCACGTTCTTCCACGATCGGGGACTGCTCTGGCGTTATCGGCTTCGGCCAATGCGCCAGGATGGTACCGCAAGGGTCAAGGAATTCAAGGAACTCTCCAAGGAGGAATTCTTGAAGGTTTACCCCAGCGCAGTTACGGCGCTAACTGACAAGATGGATGATCCCAAGAAGGTGGTTGAATACCTCTTCAACGGGCGTGGAAGTGTTAGTTCAGTGGACACGCTGGAAAGCATTTCCATGTATATGAATCGTGCCTTCGACAGTGATGCTCGAAGGACCATTTGTGCCATCTTTCTAGAGCGGCTAAATAACCTGAAAGTTGAAGTCCCCATAAAGGATTTCAAGCACATTTACTTGCAGGTGTAACCATGCGTTGGAATGAGATTGTAAACGAAACCTCGACCGCCGGATCAACAGCATCCGGCAATGTAGCGACTTCAGTTGGAAAAGCAGGCATGAAGGGTTCCATTGGTGCCGGCTTTGACTCCCAGGGTCACAAAGGAATCTATGACGCAGCGGAGCGCAAAAAGGGTCGCAAAAAGAGCTGATTCCAGATGTGTTCCGATAAATAGATGCAACAGAAACTCTCTTTTAGGAGACTTCAAATGACTGACAAGATTCACGGCTTTGCCGCAACTCCAGACCAGTTCCTGTCGGGCGGTCTCCCAATGTTCACTGCTACCGTTACTGGTGCAGACCTGACCGCACTGGTCGGCGCAGAAGAGAAGCACTCGCCTGCACTGGACAAGCTGATTGAGGTCATCTCGATCCGCGCACAGCCAGTCATCATGGGCAAGGCTAAGCCAACCACGCTGAACTTTGCCGTTGAGCACAACGAGATCTTCGGTGATCTTTCGGCATTCAACGCTGAGGCAAATGCAGCTTTTGGTGCAGCGATCCCAGGTGCGACTGTGACGATCAGCAAGTTTGAATTCTAATCCTTAGGGACTAGATTGCAGACAGATTAGCCCAGGAAGCAAACGCTTCCTGGGCTTTTCCATGTCATGCTGCGGGGCGAATTAGCTCTGCATATTCGGTAAGTTCCACGCGCAAGAGAGCTTCTTGCTTTCGCCGACGGGCAGCGAGGACTTCATCGACCAGTCGGGTATTTCGACGAACTAGAAATGCACCATCGCGGATGATCTCGAATTCGTCGATTGGAAGTTCATTCTCATTCTCGTTCACTGTGGTCTCCCTGCTTATGTAACAGGGTTAGCATCAGTGCGGAGTGTGTCAACCTTACTGACTGGGCATCAGGTGTGTTACGTCTCGGGCAACACTCTGAATTTCAATCAGCTTTCCATCATCGTCAAAGATGCCGCGATCAATCCAGTCCTGCCAACGAGTCTCATTGTGGCGCTGAATCCTGTGGATACCACGACGCACTTCTGCTTCCGGTGAGATGCTGAGCATGTAAGCGATAAACTTCTCATGGTCGGTCTGTGGAATAACATCCAAGAGCGCGAAGCCGTTGATATCATCTAGCTCAACGTCAAAGTAATCCCTGAACGTCTGGTTGCTGAATGTGATCTCAAACTTAGCATTGAAACAAACCACCATGTCAATGGTGTTGTCAATGACCGTCTTGTAACGCTCACGCGATGCCTTCAACTGGGTATCAATGTCCTTGAACGCCGTTACATCTCGGGCAACCACAATCTGTGCTTCCGCGTTGTCCCATTCGATTGGTCGACTGTTGAAGGCAACCTCACGAACATCACCGCTCTTGGTCATCAAGAGAGTCTCGTAGCTTTCCGGTGCATCACTGTCCAGCTTGACTCGAATATGCTCACGCTCCAGAGGGTGGACAAAGTCAAGGGGATTGATCTTTTGCAGTTCACTCTCACTGTAGCCGGTCAGTGTGATAAGACGCTCGTTCCAATCTAGAAGCGAGGAGTTATCGTGGATGAACATGCTCTCCGAACTTGCATCCGAGAATGCACGGAAGTGAGCCTCACTCTTGCGAAGATTCTGATATGCCTTCTTGAGTTCCGTTGTGTCATAGAACACCAAGATCCACTGGTGAGCCTGATGACCCTTGATCACCGGGGTGATGTGGACGTCGAACCAAATGTCCGATGCACTTTCAAGCTCAAGCTGAACCTCGTGGCGAGCGGTTACTTCCTCACCAAGTGTCCGGCGAACCGTCCAGTAGCCCTTGTCAATTCCCAGCAGATCACGAAGACTCATCTTCTTTAGATCACGCCTCTTGGTCTTGGTCAAGCGAGCAAAGCCCTCGTTGACGAAGGTTACCTTGTAATCACTTCCGTCATTCTCGAGGATAACAAAGCCCGTGTTGGATGCATCAATCGTCGTAACCAATTCCTGGTTACGTTCCGCTAGCTCACGCATCATCTGACCATTCTTCACACGATGGGTCACATTGCGGATCAAGATGATGTAGTGGGTCTGCTTGTCACGACGAACCAGCTTGCTGGCACCCACGTCGATATAGATTGTGGTTCCATCTTCCTTGACTCCCATGAATTCCTCATGGTGAGAAGTAGTGGTAAGTGGTTCGTCGCTGTTCACCAGGCCCATGAAGCTTTCCATGAACTCGGAGTTGACTTTTGTTCCCTCAGGAAACTGAAACAATGCGGAGATGCTCTTGCCGATGATGTAACGCTTCTTCCACCCAAACATTGCCTCGGCCGCTGGGTTGAAGCTTTCAATAATGCCGTGAGTGTCCACAAGGAGGAGTGCATCGGCCAAGAGGCGCGACGTCTGTTCGATCTGTTGTGCGTAGTCGTCGAGTTTTGCCTGAAGGGTCTCGGTAACGTCTTGGGCAAGAGTCATCGTTCCCTTGGCAGCCTTCTCCAATGCATCACTGCTGGCGATGGCTGCCTTGAGACTTGCTTCGCGTGCTGCTTTCCTGTCAGTTTCCTTCTGACTCTGAAACAGCCACTTCATTAGAGCTTGGCCTTGATTTCGATGAGCACCATCTTCAAGCCGTTCATAGCTTCAGTGATCGTGATGTTGTTCTTGGAGTAATCGTCGATGATCTTGTAGATCTTCTCGTCCTTCTTTTCCAACTGCTTGGCCTGACGAAAAACCCACCAGCCCAGAGCAATAATGATACCAAGAAGAACCGCAGTAAGAGAACTTCCATCCCCCTTTGCGATTAGGGAGACAATGCTTTTGAAAAGGTCTTCCATGAGTGTCTCCTTGAGCCGATCTTTACCCCCATATTTACCATAGAGTCGCCCCTGCACTGCACCAGGTTAACTGCCTGGTTTCGGACTATTATCAAACAGATATGCTAAATATGCTTGGATATCCTAATAGTGAGAAACCAATGACTCTTTCTGAGCTCTTTGGGGACGACCCCCTTAAAATGTCGGCCGAGGAGCGTGCGTTTCTCGAGAGTGCCCAGCACCTATGGGCAGCTCAATTCGAGGCAATCATCCATGAAAGTCGTGGTCCCAAGATCAAGACCCGTATCCATGTCAAGAAGGGCAAAAAGAAGAATGGATAAGTTCAATCTTGCCGATGTATTGGGCCGCTATGGTATTGATGATGCCACTGCTGGCCGCCTAAAGGGCAAAATGCAGGGCGATGATCTAATGAATTTGGTCAACTATCTAACGGGTCCGCAGGGAGTTAGCCTCTCCAAAGCATCCGCGATACTTGGTAAATATGGAGTCAAGCTAGGGAGAAGCAAGCCCATGGAAAACTATCTAAATGCCAAGTACGAAAGCGTCAGGAATGGACGTCCTCTGGATGAGACTTTTGGTGGTGTTATGACCAAGGTTTCCGAAGGCTACACCTACGCTGTTGAAGTTTCTGAACAAAGCCGCGATCGAGTTCTTGACTGGTTGGATGAAAATTCAGTAGACTACCAGGCTACCAGCCCAACAAACTACCGCATTGAGTGCGGTGACCGTGAGGGCGCATATCGCACCGGTCGGGCACTATCTGAAATCCTCAGGAAGCCAACGGTGCGTGACTCCGTGGAGATTGAGGAAAAGATGAGTAAGAATCCGGACAAGCGCGTCAAGGACGCCAAGGCCAAGATGGCTGAAATCAAGCCCCGTAATCCAGTTGTTCAGGCGATGGCAGCAACCGGCAAGTCCGGAAGCGTCCATGGTGACAAGGATGCCCGCAGGGATGCTGGTCGCAAGGCTAAGTACAAGCCTCGCTACGACGAGGAGATCGAAGAGCCAATTACCGAGGGAGTTATGGGCATGAAACCAGTGAATCCACTTTTCCGCCTGCGCGAACTCGCAGGTCTTCCTGAACTAGACGAGGACGATTTCGAGGGAATTGAAATTCCTGAGATTGGTGCCAGCGATCCAGCTGGTCCTCTTGGTGCAGGCCCAGTTGCCGACGAACCAGCCGACATGGATGTAGATGGAATGGGAGACGATCCCGTTGCTGATCCAATGGACGACATGGATGGCGGCATGGACGATACCATGGACGGTGCGATGGATGCTCCAGTTGACCCAATGGGCGACGAGGGTGTTCCAGGCGAGCTGGGTGCTGATCCAGTTGAGATGCCAGGTGACGACATGGGAATGGATGTTCCCGACATGGATGCTCCAATGGATCCCACTGGTGCTCCAATGGCTCCACCGGTTGGTGCTCCAATGGGTATGGGTACTTCAATGGCTCCACAGCAGAGCGATGCAATGGCTCAGATTGAGGACAGCCTGAACAGCATTCAGACTGGTCTTGCAGACATTCGCCTCTCGGAGTACAAGAGCCTGATCCAAAAGCTTCAGGACCTCACCAATCAGGCCCAGATGATGGGACGTGATTACTTGGGTGAGAGCGCTATGAGGCGCAAGAAGTAATGCGCTTTCGGGAGATTCGAGGAGGTATCCAAGTTTCTGTTTCCAATGAGGAGCAGGAGATGGTCGACCTCATCGAATCTCAGGAAGATAAAACAATCAAGCGAAGTGAGCTTGACGAACGCCAAAAGGAAGTGGCGCGCAAAATGGTGAGCAGGGGTGTTCTTGAAAGAACCCAGCATGATGGATCTCTGTTCTACATCGTAAGCAAACTAGATGATCTTTGGAGATAACATGAGCAACTCTCTCATCCCAATGGGACCCAGCAACGCAGACATCCAGGAAATGGCACGTCTTCGTAATATTCTAAATGGCGGAAGCAATGTTCCCGCTGTGGCAAATGAAACAGTAAATGCCCACTATTCGGGTGGTTACGCAGGAACTCAGCGTCCTCTAAACGAGAGCCGCGGTTATGTGGCACCCGCTGCACCAGCATATATGCCCAGCTTTGGCACAAGCCGTGCAGACGTGGATGCAATGAAGAACATCATGGAAACGCTTAACCAGCTTTCCGGTGATGAAGAGGCACCTCGCCAGCAGCTACAGGAAACTTCGCAGTTTTCCAGTCCAGCTCTCCCCGCTCCTCAGAATGGTCCATACAGCGTTATGGCAATCATCGAGGAAAGCGGTGGCAAGGACGTAAATCGCTACAATGTTGTTGACGCTGGGCGTCGCGATGTTGCTCCTGGAATGGTAATGAAGGAAGCAGCAACGGCAGTCATGAAGCTTCTAAACAAGGGCCAGCAGATTTCCTCACCCAAGGTGCAGGAAGTGTTGGATCTTGATGAGGAATTCAACCGCAGCAGGATTGAAACGGGACGTCACAAGGCCCGTTATGCAAGGTCGATGGAACTGGGCGAAAGCGCAGCGGCCAATGTGTTCAAGGATCGCTTTAATGCGGCTCGCGCACAGGCACTGGCAGCACAGGACACCATCAAATCGATCAACGAATCCCTTCGTTAATCAATGGTAACGGTTGGTATTGATTTGCCAACCGTTTTTCCATGACTGATACCACGTCCGCTAAATACACAATATCGCAGCTTACTTGTCTGGAAGGATGTCATGGGCATTGATGAACTCAACACAAGTCCTAATTACCGCCTTTCCAAAGTCCTAGGATTGTTGGAATCGCTGTTTGGTGTGACGATCGATTTCGATGCCGCAAATAGCACGGCAGAACTCCAGAGCGTCTACGAAGCGTATGGACTAGAACGTAGCAGGATTATCAAGGAGTCCACTTTTAACTCCTACAATAATGATCCCAGCTACACCAAAGCGGTACTAATTCAGGAAGCCATCAACATCTTTCTCAGCGAAGTTGCGCCCAAGCGTCTCCGCAAGAAGACTTCTGCCTAAGGAGCAAACCACATGACGAATACTAAGATTGAGAGGCTGAAGGCAATCAAGGAGGAGTTCGCTCGTACGCAACTTCGCATTGCTGAAGTCCGAAAGCTAGAAGAGAGCGCAGAGAGCACAAGCCTCTCCAACCTTCTGGAAAACGACCTGGAGCAGGCAGAACTAGTTCTGGCCGCACAGGATATGATGCACAAGTTGCAGAACATGGCTGAAGACCTGGCCAAGATGAATGCCCAGGATCTCTTCCCCCTCGTTGACAAGATGAAGGCAGCTTTTGGACAGGAAGCCGCTCACTCGTTTGAAGAGTCCTCGCAGGAGGCCATCACTGGCGCAATGAACACGGTCCGCCGTGCCAAGGACGAAATGGGCAACTCCATTATGCGTCTCGAAGGCAAGGTTCCACCCAATGACATGAGCGCAGATGCCAACATGGATCCCGGTGCAAACATGGCCGATCCAGCAGCAGAGCCTGCTGACGCTGGCGCTGTTGATGCCGCAATGGACGACTTCGGTGGTGCAGATGCTGCATCCGGTCCAGAGCAGGAGCCACTGGGTCGTGCCCGCAAGGAGTCGCGTGAGGGTGGTAAGGCTCTCAATGAAAGCGTTATCCTGGAGTCCGCTGGTCGCAAGCTGATCGAGACCGAGGGTCTTGATTCGCTCATTGGTTGGGTCTTGAAGGAAGCAGCCGCTGGCATGCCAGAAGAGCACTTCCGCAGTTTTGCTACCAGCGTTGCCCAGAAGGCAGCAAAGGATCCAGCAAAGCTCGCAGGCTGGATTGGCAAGAAGAAGCACGGCATGGCTGCAATGGCCCAGCTGGCAGAACCAACCCGCACGCAGAGCCAGGATCAGGAGCACTACGAAGTAATGGAAGGCAAGTCGTTCAAGAAGAGCGACGACGAGGACGATAACTGGAAGAAGAAGTCCAGTGACAAGGCTCGTAGCAATGCCCGCCGTGAAAAGCAGAAGGGCGATGACCTGGAAGAGGGCAAGAGCTTCAAGCAGAGCGATGATGAGGATGACAATTGGAAGAAGAAGTCCAATGACAAGGCTCGCAGCAACGCTCGTCGCGAAAAGCAAAAGGGTGATGACCTGGAGGAAGGCAAGACTTTCCGCAAGGGCGATGACGAAGAGGACAGCAAGGCTGACCGTATGAAGGCACGCTCCAATGCACGTCGTGAAAAGCAGAAGGGTGACGACAAGGTCTCCGAAGCTACTCTGACTGCACAGGGTCTGGCACAGATCATCGAAGCATCCATCAAGACAACTGGCAAGGGCAATGCTGCCAAGGCCGTCAAGGAAGCTGTTGCTTACTTGGACAAGGCGGTTGGCATCAACGAAAGCGAAGGCGGAAATCTGGCCAAGCTGGTTGAGGCATTCCAAGCTGCATACGGTGTAACGCCAGCAGTTTATTCGGTTCAGAAGATGAAGGAAGCCGCAGTTCCAATGAGCCCGCAGGACAAGAAGAACGGCAATGCTGCTCTTGGTAAGATTGCAGGCAAGATGGGTGCAAATCGTTCCGCAGCTACTCAGAGCGTCCAGAGCGCAATGGCTGGCATGGACGGTCAGGAGCGCAACGCGGCCAACAAGATGCTGAACACGATGAAGCAGAATGGCCAGAACCCAAAGAATGCTGGTGAGTTTGCTCAGAAGGCAAGCAGCCTCGTTGGTGACGACGATGCAGTGAATGAGAACATCAACGCGGCTCACTGGCCAGTTGATTCTCAGGGCCAGTACAAGGGTGAGCCAATGAGCACCGACTACGGAAAGCTCAAGCCAATGACCGGCGCTCCCAAGGCCGGCAAGACTGAGGGCGGTGCACCAGAGACCAAGGTTGAAGAGCCAAAGGTCGAGGGCGCAAAGGCTCCAGAGGGTGGCGAAAAGCCCAAGGGCAATCCTTTTGCCAAGAAGTCCGAGAAGAAGGAAAAGCCAGCAGCCGAAGAGCCCGCTGATGATTCCGACGACAACGACGACAAGTAAGAACGCCGTGCCGGTAGCTGGAGACAGTTACCGGCATTGCCATATCAGAGTAAATAGTGAAAATAGGAGACACCATTATGCGTTGGACAGAGATTTTCACTGAGGAACTCAACCCGCTGCAGATTGCAAAGGGCGTCGTCATGGACATTGTTTCTCGTCTCAAAGCACAGGGTGTGGGAAGTATCACAGTCAAGCAGGTTGTGGACTTGATCCGCAACAATCCTGATCTAGATGGAACTGCCGTGGATGCGGATCTGGTTGCCACTGCCGTCAAGGGTGTCGAGGGACTCTCAGTTGAGCCCGATCCCGAGAATGGTCAGTTGAGCGTTATGATCAGCAACGCCGGAGCAGGACGCCAGGTCGATCAAAAGCAAGCTGAAAAGGACGACAAGCAGGTAAAAAGTGCCGCTCTTCGTACCATTGCACAAAAGGACAAAGAATGATCACCTTTCCCACAGCCGCTGAAGCACGCGCAGGAAGTCGAAACAACCTCGTGATCTATGACGAGATTCGATGGATTGAGCGAAAGATCTTTGAAGCCATTGAACTTGGCAAGTTGTCACTGGATGTCAAGGACAGCCCTTTCACAGATCCACTAAGCTATGATCCACTGAATGAAGCCAAGCTGGATGCTCGAGATTACTATGGCGCGCTATTCAGCGATGTCTATGACCGCAGCCTTCGTGAGCAGATTGATTTGGTACAGAAGAACTTCTACGACCTGGGCTACCAGATTGTGCCTCTGAAGAACCTCTCAACTGGCAACACCTTTATGTGGAGGATTCTCTGGTAATGGAACTATTCAAACAACTCAGCGAAGCCAAGCTTCACAGCCGTCTCCACTATGAGGGACTGGACATCAGCGTTGAAGTTCCTGCCGGCGGCTATCGTCGTGGCAAGAACCAGAAGACCGGTGAAGTATGGTCGCACAAGATCAAGGACAACTACGGCTACATCAAGGGAACTCACAGTCCCGATGGTGAGCACTTGGATTGCTACCTCCGCAAGAACCCCAAGAGTAACGCAACTGTCTATGTGGTCCACCAGCTTACCGTTGATGGAAGCAAGTTTGACGAAGACAAGGTCATGCTTGGCTATTCCAACAAGGATGAAGCCGTCAAGGCGTTCAAGGAATTCACGTTCAAGCCAAATGTGATGTATGGCGGTGTAACGGAGTTTGACATGGAGCACTTTCAGCTTGCCTGCTTTAGTGCCTCCAACAGTCACGCCATGTTGACCAACAACAAGACGTTTGAGCTGTTCAAGAAAAAGGGCCTCTTGGGCTCGCGCATCAGAAGTCCCAATCAGATCGCCCGTCGTGTCAGCGAAAGTCTCCATGAGGGTCTCAACGAGATTGGCGAGACGTTGTGGCGTGGTGACCTCGAGGAATGCTTGGATTGGTCTGGGCTCTATGAGGGTGCGGAGATTGAAGCAGTCCTGAGCCGTGCTTATGGTCACTACACCAATACTCCATACATGCACGAAATGGGACAGCTTTCGGAAGGTGAGTTCCGTGAACGTGCCCTACAGCGTATCATGGAAGATGATGCCCTGGCAACAGATACGGAAGATCAGATTCAGGTCGTTGAAAGCATTCGTGATGATTATGATCATGAGAGCAATCCTGTTCTTGATATCGAGAACACGTCCCTAAATGAATTCGAAGAACTAGAAGAGGAGCCCGTCATGGAGGCCAACAATTTCGTAGTCGTAGTTCATACCCAGATGATGGAGAACATTGGTACGGCAGCTCAGCCCAGCTGGGCAACTGCTGGCTCGCGTACTCAACTGGTACAAGAGGGCTTTACCAATTATGGTGATGCTCGTGCCGTTGCGGCCAAGGTTTCCTCTGGACAGATCCCCGTCAACATCGCGGAAGGTGCCTACGTTCTAGGCATCGACGTTATGCCAATCGGTGAGTATCGTCAGTTCCACGAGGATGACAACGCGGAGCCCGTTGAGGAAACTGTCGAGGATGAGACCACCGAAGAAGTGTTCTTTGCCCAGCAGATTCAGGAGATGAAGGATCGCGCAGGCGTCCATGATGGAAGCTACACCAACAAGGGAACGCCCAGTGTTCACGAGACACGTGAGCGCCTTGAGAAGCTTTCACAGAGCTATTTTGAGGAAGCAGCCGCTGAGGAACTGGAGGAGCACAAGGCTCCGTCCAACACTCTGAGCGATGGACAACTCGCCCATACGCTCCGAGTAGTCAGGGAGACGCTCAAGAAGAATCCAAGCGCGCATGTCAACAAGGCTATCAGGGCTGTCTGCCAGAAGCTCTATGGCAACCCCTCGTTGGACGAGGAAGTCATCAAGCACGCTGAGTTCGAGTACGGAACCCTGGACGACTTTGATGCCAATGTACGGGGCAAGGGACTTGGCACGGCTGTTGGTATTTCCCGGACGCCTAAGTAAACGTCGTACCACTAGGTAAATATGGAGCGGATGGAAACGTCCGCTCCAGTCATGTCTGGAAGATCGGAAATAGACACAAACTCCAGAATTCTATATACCCAGAAAGAAAAAGACATGATCACACAGAACAAACAATTCACATATCCCAAGCTGGAGCGTATCACACGTCCAGATGGTGTCCGCCATTATCTTGATGATCTTGGCATCCCTCATAGCAGCGTGACCACCATCCTTGGTGCCACGGAAGACAAGACTGGCTTGATGGAGTGGCGTGCTTGGGTTGGCGACAAAAAGGCCGACCAGATCCGCGACGATGCCTGCTCACTGGGAACTCTGATGCACACTCATCTGGAAAACTGGATGGTGGGCGAGGAGCGTCCTCGTGGCAGCAATGTGATCCGGAAGATGGCCACCAACATGGCCGACGTTATCATTGAACAGGGCCTCAGCAATGTTGAGGAAGTCTGGGCAATGGAAGAGATGCTTTACTTTCCTGGCCTATATGCAGGAACGGCAGACTTGATTGGAATCCACAATGGCGAACCAGCCATCATGGACTACAAGACAACCAACAAAATGAAGAGCAAGGACAAGATTCAGAACTACGCTTGTCAGCTCGCTGCCTATGCTCTAGCGCACAATGAACTGTTTGACACCAACATTCGTCGCGGTGTCATCTTCATGGTTGCCCGCGATCTTAGCTTTCAGGAGTACGTCTTCGAAGGCAAGGAGTTTGAAAAGGCGGTTGAGACTTGGATGGAACGTCTAGAGATGTTCTTCAGCCAGCAGCAAGCTTCTCTCGAGCAATCTTGATGTGACGACAGATCCTACCCCGTGATCCCGCTTGGCACGTGCAACTTGCCTTGTTGCCATCCAGGGTCACGGTGTAGAGGTCGCCCTTGCTTCCCTCGATCTCCATTACGGTTGCCGTTGTGGGATCGGGAACATTCACGGCATTGGGATTATCGGGTTCCTCCGATGTGCCCAGTACCTTGAGACTTTTGACCCGGTCGATGGAAATGGTGCTCTCATAGTGAGTCTTGCCAAACACATCCTCGCGGGCAACCACACGGAGGGTTTCGGGTTTGTCCCAAGCGTTGGGATGCGCCACGATGCCCACAATCGGTGGCTTGGGAAAGTTCATCCACTCAATGGTGTAGAACGTCTCAATCTCAACCCGTGTGCCGATCGGTGGAACTTTGATCTCATTCATAGATCCAATCTAGCAAGCTTCTTACCAAAGTCAAGCTGGGGAATAAATATGTGGTAAATTGGAGACACGCATGGCTGTAATTCAGATCACTAGGGTCCAGCACCGCCGGGGAACAAGCGGCGAGTTGCCCGATGCCTTGGCTGATGGCGAGTTCGGCGTCACAACTGACACGGGCGAGATCTTCATGGGTGCGCCCAACTTGCCCGCGCTCCAGAACCGCCGATCTTATCCCTATCAGAACATCAAGGTTCTCACCGAGTTTGACATCCAACGTGGCATCAAGGGTGATGTTTATCACCACGGCCCGCTGGTTGGTGTCAAGCTACCATCTGGGTCGGCTTCCGCATTCGTTCCCTGCGTTCCACTGTTCCGACATGGATCCGTTGACTATGCGGTTTTTGACTTTGGTCTTTCGACCAACAACAGCACGATCAAGGCTGTTGGAGAGATCGCGATCTGTATTCATCCTGGCGACCCCAATGCCTCCACTGTTAAGGTAACTATCAAGAACTCATTGAACTTTAGCCCTGAAGCATTGGCTGCAATTGGTTGCAAAGTTCAATCCCTTTCCCCAGCGGGAAATGACAATGGGATTACTTGGCTAGCCGTTCGAACAGGAACAGCGTTTGACTGGACATTTACTGTCACTGGTCGCGAGTGGACTAATCCTCCGCTCTAACTAAAACTTCTCTCAGGAGAATCACATGAACCCTTTTCTACTGCCTCCCAGCGAGCGTCTCGCTGAATGGAGGGCATTTCGCACCAGCCTCGTTGGCATCGGAGACATGGAGCAGCTTCAAGCTGTGGCAAAGTGGGTGGCTCTCGCCCCTACGAGCACCTTTGTTCTAGATTACGATGATGCACAAAGTTGGGCCGGTCCTTGGGACCTTCTCCATCAGGGTGATTTCGATGATGTCGCAAAGGCCTATCTGATGGAGCAGACGCTCTACATGCTGGGCTGGGCTCCCGAGCGTATGAAACTGGTTATGATCCGGAACCAAGAGGCGTCTTTGCAGACGATGATCCTCTTGATTGATAACAAGTGGGCACTGAATTATGCTCACGCAGACGTGTTCAATTTTGACACAGAGCGTCAGAATTGTGTAACTCTGGTTAGCTATCGTGTAAACCCAGAAGGCGGGCATCTAGAAGCCTAATTAGCGGATCCCTTGGAGCATAAACGCCCAGGACAAAGCGAAAAAGTGCATACTAAATACCGGCCCAACGAAACAAAGAGAACAGGAACAAGATGGGCAGCACACCAATCATGGTCGTCAAGCGTGACGGCAAGAAAGAGGCACTAGACCTCGAGAAGATCCACAGAGTGGTCTTCTGGGCCTGTGAAGGCCTAGCAGGTGTTTCCCCCTCGGAAGTTGAGCTTCGCGCCAAGCTTCAGCTAGAGGATGGAACACGTACATCGCAGATTCACGACCTGCTGGTCAAGAGCGCAAGCGAACTGATCAGCGAAGATACACCACAGTATCAGTTTGTAGCAAGCCGCCTGGCAAGCTACCAGCTACGCAAGGAAGTCTACGGCCGCTACGAGCCATGGACTGTACGCCAAGTTGTTGAGCACAACGTAAGACTTGGTCACTACACACAGGAACTTCTTGACAACTATTCCG